AGACGAATACCTTTGCTTGTACCAATAGCCATCAATCCTAAATAGTAGACTATACGAAAGACATTTTCTCCAACAGGTAATTCTGCTGCTACTATTGCTTGATTAAGAGTAGGCATAGCACCCGATGTATTGAGTGTAAACCTTTGAATAGTGGATTGAATACCGTTATAACCAGAAACATAAATTGATGTACCTGATGCTGTAATACTGGTATAAATGTGAGTAGTTGCTGGATGTGTATAGACTGCAGTGGGTAGGGCTGAGGCTGCTGAGGAGAACTCATATATCTTGTTGTTGGCGCACATAACAATACGCTCTTTAACAAACTCCATTACCGCATTGGTTACAGTAATGCCATTGTCAGTAAACATAACAGTAGCAGATGTAGACGAGTTACCTGTGAGCGGTTTTCTATTTACTTCTAGTTTACCTGACGGACCAGTATCATTGGTTACCCAATAAGCATCAGTGCCATCATCACAGATAGCAAATACTTTGTCATCAGTACCAGAGTTATAGTCAATAAAATGAGTAACAGTTCCGCTAGTATCAATTTTATCTACATCAAATTCATCAAGCAATAGAACAGCATTAGTTCCGCTGTATTGAATAGAGCGAATATGTTGGGAAGGACGACCATTAGATGCAATAGCACCTGTTGTGTTATGCCCTTGAGTGCTATCTTTAAGAAGGGTTACTTCACCCTCTGTCCATACATCTAGGCCTTTACTATCTGCATATCTGAAAGTACCTTCACCTGGAATAAGTGCTGGGTCATAAAAAGTAATGCCAGTCCCTTCGTGAAAAGAGGACTGGCTACGAAGCCACCAACCAGTGAGCGACTGCTCACCAGGTTCAGACTGATTATCAAATTGTTCTTTACGGAAAGGAGCAGTCTGGCGAATGTAAGGATACTCGTCACTAATAGCATAAATGAACGGCATACCGCCAATAGCCACGTCATAGGCTACATCAGTGTTTTGCCATATGCTTGCATCAGAAAGTACACCAACATCAACAGCAATAGCCCGCGACGCGCGACCTTCTGTAATATCACGACCAGCCACTTATTCTCCTTGTTGCTCTTTAAGTTTAGTCTTTAAATGTTCGTTAGCCCAATACAATGCATAGTAGTCATAGTCAACGCTAAAGCGTTTCATATGCTTTACCAGTGCCCCAGTATGGGCGTGTAGTGGTATACCTGCTGCCTTCATACGGCGGAAGAAGATAATATCTTCGCCAACAAAATGCTCATCTTTACCGTCACCAGTCTCCATAAACATACCCTTACCAGGGTGTGCTTCACGCAGTTTAGGAACAATAGACTTATGCATTAGGACAAAGCCAAACCCTGCACAGTCAACTTTGATTACTTGGTTGTCAGGTAATGGGTGGTGATAGCGAACTTGAAATTCATCTACATCATCAAATAAAACTGGGAACGGGCGCATAAGACTGCCCTCGTTCTCCTTAGATATGAAGTAAACACCGCTGACTACGGGACGATTAATCTTATCGGCTGTCTGCCAGAGTTTCTGCATAGCCTCAAGAGTTAGAACTATGTCTGAATCTACCCATAGTATCCAGTCTGTCTTTAGTTTATCTGCCCAGTAATCAAAGAGTATCTGGCGTTGTCTGCCTATCTGATTACCCTGCACGCGTATGCTAGTAGTAAAGCGCATACCGTTATTAGGACCAGCAATTACTGCTGTCATTAACCCTTCAGTAAACTTACCATCGGTGGTGCCATTGTCGCACCAACCGATAGCCACTGTCTCTTGCTTTTGTATCATTGTGTCCCCTGCTTTCGTTATGGTTATTTTACTGCACTATCTTGAGGGATTGTGCTAAAGGCCAAGTGCCTTTAAGTCCTCGGTTGTAAGTCCGAGTGCTGCAAGTTTGGCTTCGGCTGCTAAGCGTTTTGCTTCTGTTTGTTTTTGAACTAATTTTCTTGCTTCTGCTGCTGTTGCATCTTTTTCAATCTGTTCCAACTCTAAATCATTTGCATCTCGCACAAATTCTTCGCCAGTTTCAACATTAACAATTTTTACTTGTGGGCTTGTCATTATTTAACTCCGTATAGTAGGGCGGTTCCGCTTGTAAAATTACCAGATTCAGGAAGTAACCTAAGGCTGCTAATTGCTCCAGTTTGATTATAAACTCCCCATTGTCTCCAAATTTGAAAGTTTGCAGTAGTAGTTGCATCGGTAACAATTGATAGCGAATCATTTAGTTGCCAAGTTGTTGTGTTGGCATAATCTGGAATGAAGACCCAAATTAAACTTTCACTTACCGAATTGTCATTACCTGCGCTTATATTAACTGAAGTGTCATTGAAAGCCCCACCAAGAGCAAGGTCAGTTCCAGTTCTATGTCTATTTGCATTTGCATCATCATTGTATCGCATCCGTAATGAATAATTATCACTTGCAGGTAAATAATCTCTGATAATTAATTTTAAGTCATTATAAGTGCTAGGTATATTGTCAAGTAAAACTGAAGAACCTGTTAGCGTTGTTGTGCTAATTAAAGTTTCACCACCACTAGCAGGCGCAGCCCACTTTAACCCTGTCGTTTCTCCAGAGTCAACCGAAAGAAGGTAGCCTGCAGTAGATGCTACTGCCAGCCTAGAGAAAGTATCTGCACCTGTTCCAACTACTAAATCACCTTTGGCATCTATAGCAGTAGCCATAGAGTTAGTAACAGTTACAGTACCTGATGTACCACCACCTGTGATACCAGTACCAGCGGTAATCCCGTTTATATCTGCTGCGAAATTATCCGCAAGCGTTCTTGCTTTAGTCATTAACTACCTCTTTCCAGGTTAGACTTGTTTCATCCCAATACCACATACCTTCTAAAGGCATAGGTATTGGCGGTTGCCAATCAAAATTCTCATCTAGTGACCAAGATGGATAAGGCTGCGGCGCTATAAACACATCTGCTACTGAGTCATAGGTATAACCTATGCCAGCGTATTGCTTGCGGATATTGCCATTGTATGAAGTTTGCTTCCAAAATGAATAATTATGTAATAAAGTAAGAAATTGAATTCCAGATATTTCTTCATTTCCTAAATCAAGCGCATCGTTAGCAACGCAATGAACTGCAATTACTAAATTATTTTCATCTAATTTTGCAAAATGTGCCATTAGATTGTAATACTCCCATCGCCAGTCCAAACATAATAAGTATATCCACCAGACACTGTTCTTGTTGGTGAACCAGTTGTTGATACAGCAGTATAAGTTCCAGCAGTACGAAAAATAACAATACCGCTGCCGCCATTCCCACCAGCGGCGCCAATAGTTGAACCATTATCGGAGCCTCCGCCTCCGCCACCACCTGTATTGGTAGTTGCGTTACCACCATTAGCGTCACCGCTAGTGGTTGCACCAGCACCACCACCACCTAAACCACCCGCACCACCTGTTGCTGATGTGTAGCCAGAGAAAGCACCTCCACCGCCACCACCTGCGTAATAGTAAGTTCCTCCAGAATTTTGACCAGTTGATGTAGCACTTCCCCAAGATGAATAAGTTGATGAACCAACACCACCTGTACCACCAGAACTACTAGTATTTCCACCAACGGCACCAGCACCACCTCCACCTGCTGCTGGATAGTTGAAGTCATTTGTAAATGAACGACCACCATCAAATCCTTGACCAGATGTAGCAGTACCGCCTAAATTGTTGTAGTAGCCACCTCCACCGCCTGAGCCACCGTTACCACCAACACCTGCTCCACCGTTACCAGAACCTCCGCCAACTGATGCAGTTAAAGAACCAAATACAGAGTTGTTCCCTTGTGCTCCACTATTTTGACCACCAGAGGCTCCGCCACTCCCACCACTTCCGACAGTTACAGAATAATTTGTTCCAAAACTTAATAGAGTATCGTGTTTTAATAATCCACCAGCACCACCGCCACCGCCGACATATGAGCCCCCACCAGCGCCGCCTGCAATAACTAGAATCTCACTTGTTATACCTCGCGGGTAATTTTGACTAGCAATAATGCCCAATAAACTCATTACGCTATATCTCCTACTACATACCAAGTATCGGTAGCAACCTTGATACAGGATGCAGCCGAATACTGCGCTCTTAACTTAGGCGCCGCGGTTGCAGCACCAGTAGATTGTATTGTAGTAGTGCCAGAAGATGAAGCCTGGATAGTAGTCTGTCCTGCGCCTATCTGGATTACATTAATAACTGAACCAGTAGGGTAGGCAACGCTAGCATTAGTTGGGATTGAAACTGTATTAGCGCTAGCCACAGATAAGGTTACTAACTTCTGGTCAGCATCAGAAAGTACTAGCGTATAACTAGCAGTCTGAGCATTAAGAGTTATTGCTGAACCAGCGCGGTAATCAAAAGCAACCGTAGGTATTGGACCAGTTGAATTAGTGACAGTAATACCTGTGCCTGCAGTAACTGCAGTCAAGTCACCTTGGTCGTTAGCAATCCACTCAAGTCCTGTAGCGGTTGCTGAGTTAGCGCTTAGAATATAACCATTGGTTGAAGCAACTGTAATCTTGCCAGGGGTATCTGCCGAAGTAGCCACCAGTAAATCACCTTTAGCATCAAAGAGTGAGTTAGGTATTGAGGTAGCAACATCAAAGGCTGTGAAGGTAATAATCTCTAGCACATCGCTGGCTGCTAGAGCAGGGCTTAAAGAGTCAATGCTTGTGCCGTTAGTTGCTGTGTAGTCTTGAGCACGAACTAGCAATACACCATTTAGGTATACCTGCTCCTTGCCTACTAGGTAGGAAAGAGTATTGCCGTTGTCATCTACACCTGACTCAGATGTTTCTCCGCCTGCTGCGGTAAATCTAAAACGGAAGATTGATGCTGTAGATGAGATACCACCCCAAGCAGTACCGCTCCAGACATACATCTGGTTATCAACTGTGTTCCAGTAAAGGGCTCCAGTAAGAAGTGCTTGACCATCATTATCTAAAGTAGGTGGAGTTGACTTAGCACCAAGGTATCTATCATCAAAAGAATCATAAGAAGCAGCAGCGCTGGTTGCTGATGTGGCTGCTGCGGTAGCACTTGCTGCTGCGCTGGTTGCAGATGTTGCTGCAGCCGTAGCAGATGCTGCAGCAGATGTGGCTGATGTAGCAGCAGCAGATGCTGAGTTAGATGCTGTTGTAGCAAATCCTGAAATAGTAGCCACAGAAGCAGCAGCAGTAATAGCATCAGCGTTAGCAGAGTTAGCAGAAGTCAAAGCCGATGAGGCTGATGTGCTAGCAGATGATGCTGACGTTGCAGCAGCAGTAGCACTAGATGCAGCAGCAGTTGCGCTAGTAGCAGCACTGGCTGCAGAGGTAGCAGCAGCAGCAACGCTGGCTGCCATAGTAGAGGCAGATGTTGCAGCGCTATTAGCCGAAGTTAAAGCCGAGGAAGCAGATGTACTGGCTGAGTTAGCCGAGGTTAAGGCAGAAGATGCCGAGGTGCTAGCCGAAGCAGCGGAAGTTGCGGCAGCAGCAGCGGAGGCTGCGACTGCTGACTCACTGGCTGCAGCACTGGTAGCACTAGTAGCCGCTGCTGTGGCAGAAGCCGCTGCAGAAGTAGCAGAGGTGGCTGCGCTAGTAGCGCTTGTGGCTGCTGCTGAGGCACTCGTTGCCGAGGCTGTGGCGCTATTAGAGGCACTTGTAGCACTGGTAGCAGCAGAAGCAGCACTTGTAGCAGCCGATGCTGCTGAAGTGGCTGCAGCCGTTGCTGAACCTAGAATGCTATCTACATAATCCTTAGGGGTAGCAGAGGATGAAATCATACCTGCGCTAGATAGACCAGTGATGACAGGGCTACCAGAGATGGTAGGGCTGGTCAGGGTCTTATTGGTCAAGGTCTGAGTTGCATCAGCAATGACTACCGTACCTGTGGTATTAGGTAGGGTGATTGTATTATCCTGAGTAGGGTCAACTACAGTCAGGGTAGTTTCGTGGGCATCAGCCGTAGCACCCTCAAAGACTATGCTGGTTTCAACACCAGATGTTCCAGTAATTGTAGGGTTAGAAATTGTAGGGCTAGTAAGAGTCTTGTTAGTAAGAGTCTGTGTCTTGGCTGTACCTACTACATCACCTTCACCAGATGCAATGCCGTGCATTGTGTGAGAACTACCAGCACCATCGTTATAGGAAGCAGAGGCTTCTGCGTGTAGGTTGGCATCACGGAAGTCTCTACCGATAGCCATATGTCTTACTACTGCGCCTGCTGAGTGTGACTGTGCAGATGAACCATCAATGGCTCGGGTGATTGTAAATGTATTGGTAGATGAAGTCGTAGCATCTACAATTTCTTCAAGCGCCGTATCTGGGTCAATAACTAAAGTAAAAGTAGTACCAGCAGCGATACTGGCTGTACCTAATAGATTACTACCACTCACCACCGACATAGAGGTAGTACCTGCAGTAATCGCACCAGTCAATGTAGACTGTTGAGAGCGAGACGTATATTGGCGTGTTGTCATTTATGTTCCTAGCGGGTATAGTGAACGCGGCTTGGGTATTGTGTTTGTTGTGCTTGAATCTCTTCGCGTAAGCGTTGTTGGAAGAGAGCAAAAATTTGTCGGGATGTAGTGTTGGCTGAACCGAATGGACGCTTTGCGTCAATCTCATCAGCCTGTGGGCTAATCTGAGAAGCACGTGCTGGGTCAAGATAGGCAAGTAATCTATAAACTGCACCTAAGACCACAACATCTTTAACTGATTCAGATAGACCAGTAACAGTAGCAAAGTCATCAGTAGGATTTACCAATGTGCTAGGACGAGTAGTATAGACCACATTGACGGTTCTACCAGATGTAATGAAGTCATCAATGGTTACAGTTTGTGTTGTAGCACCCCAAGTAGCAGCATTAGGGAAAGAGTCAAATGTATAACGGCGTATGTTGAGCCAATCTTTAGACGGACCGACTACCTGCCAAGTCATTGTCAAAATGTTCTCTATGTTTAACCCCGTTAATTCATAGGTTGTTACCGCAGCATTATACACGAAAGATGTTCTTTTCACAGCCAGCAACTGAGAGCCAATTGCCTGAAGGGTATCGTTAACGGCCTTCTTGACCACATATCGGGGGAAGATAGGCGATATGGTCACTTTAGTATCAACTGCTGCTGTTGAGGCTGTAGTGCCTAGGTAGCCACGTCCATAAGGGGCAATAGTGGCTTTGTTAGCAATACGGTCAAATGAGTCTACCCACATCAACTCTTCTCCAACCTCAATTATGCCTTTGCCTACGTTATCGGTAGAAGCAAGGCTGAGGATGGTAGGTGATGTGCTAGGAGAGGTAGTAGTAGTAACAGCAGTAGTAAGATAGGTTGAACGGTCTTGCTGGTAGGTATAACCAGATAGGTTGATTAGGACTTCATCAATAATTTCTTTAAGCGTTACTGTCACAGGTTAATGCTCCTCAAGGCGTCAGTAGGTGATAGGGCTGTAGTTCCAGCCAGTTCGTTACAAATGCCACCTAGTGCTTTGTAATCTTTAGGTTGACGGTTAGCATCGGCTGCCTTGTTAAGGGCAGCAATAAGGGCTAAACCTGTGGTGTTGGCATAGTCATTGGCAGCAGCAGTTGCAGCCATATATGCCGTAAGTGCTGGATAAGTACCACCATTCGCTAAGCGATTTAGTTCGCTTGTAAATGAACTACCTGCTGTGCCTGTTGCCATTATCTATACCTCGCTGTTTTTTTCGCAATTGATTTAGGCTGTCTTGAGAACTGTTTACCTGCACGTGTATCACTGCGTTTCTTAGCCGATGTCCTTGCGTATTCTTTTTTAGAAAGAGACTCTCTTGCTTTTTTAGGTAAATACCTTTCGCCAGTAGCCTTGCTACCTTGGGTACTGGGCTTACCAGATTTAGTACCCCATTTTTCTTTAGTCCATTTAGACAAAGATTTTTGCTTACTGGTTTTACTTCCTGTATAACCACCGCCAGCCTTTTTGTACTGCTGTGCTACAAGTTGTGCTTTACGAGCAGACCACTGACCAGGCTTACCACCTTTAGAGCCAGCAAGGACTCTATTCTTAATAGATTCGCGTAAGCCTGGTTTAGTGTATGACATTGTTACTTCTTACCACCAAGTAGTCCAGGGAATAGTCCCTTATTGCTCATTGGCTTTGGATTCTTTGATGTGTACTTTGGAACTTGAGTAACTTTGTTAGGGCCTGTACCGATAGTTATTGGTCTTTTACTTGTAGCACCACCAGGTTTATCTCCAGGTCTCTTAGCATATTTAGAACGTGCTTCGTCTGCTGACTTAGCAGCAGGCTTATTCTTTGCTGCGTACTTAGCACGTGCTGCATCTGGAGATTTTGCTGGAGCAGACTTCTTAGCCTTAGCCATAGAAGCCTCTAGACGCTTTACTCCGTACATACGCTTTACGCCTTGTACGAATTCAGCATTCTTAGAAGAACCAGCCTTCTTAAGGGCTGCTGTCATTCCCATACTTTTAATGTTATTAATTGTAGATTGCTTTACAGGAGTATAAAGTTTATATCCTGATGCACCCTTACCGCCACCTTTAGGAAGCGCTCTTTTTGCGCCAGCCTTCTTGGCTGCGTTTCTATCGAATGATTTCGACATTACCATTTCACCTTATCTGCCCAATATGCGGCACTCATTTTACCTTTAGCGATGTTACGACGATGACGCGCTTTAAAACTCTTGCGCTTCATAGTCATTCGTCGAGATTCTCCCGACTTTGGTTGACCAGCGGTGGATGCACCTTGTTCACCAAATCTAATTGTTTTTACTTGGCTTCCCTCTTTAGCCACAACAATGTGTGACTTCTTAGGATGGGTAGGAGTACGCTTGGGTTTGTTGAACCCTGATACACCTGCACGTGTTAAGCGTGGGTCACGTCTACTTGTTTGCTTTGCCATACTCCCCATACTTTCCTAGTACTGCTCTTACTGTTCCATTCTTGTTTAACCGCACTACATATCCATCTCTGATTTGTACAGAGTTAAAACCGTAGTGCGGTTTCAATTGTCCTGACGACATTTACTCTACGTATTTTCTTGGATTTTTGTTTTTAGTAGGAACGACTATATCCAAAAGAGTTGTCTTTGAGATAGGGTCCATCTTTGCGATTTTACGCATTCTAGTGCGACCGCGTTCTTCCTTTTGCTGAAGTGTAAGTTTCTTAGCCATAGTTATTTCTTCTTTTTTGACTTAGCGCGACTTGCAGCACGTTGACGGTCTGAAATCATCTGTGTTTGGATTCCTTTTGCTTTTTGTTTTTGCTTATAAGTATAGACAGATTTTTCTCTAGTTGTAGGATTGTTAAATCCAAACTGGTCGTGTTTTGAAAGTGTATACAGGAAATTACTAGGTTTTGAAGTATCTACAATTTCTGTTTTTCTTCCCTTTGGCTTGCCAACTAATTTTAAGGCTGCCTTATAGCCTGCTTCACTTTTAGCCTCTTTTACTAATTGAGCAGGAGTTTTTTTAGGTTTTCCAGATATTCCTGAAAGTGTTCCTATTTTTGTTGTTCCCGTAAGAGGTTTTCTTTTTGTTGACATAGTTACTTCTTCTTCCCCATCTTCTTGACTGCAGACTTCTTGCCTGCCTTCATAACCATTTTCTTACCTGACTTCTTGGCTGCTCTTTTCGCCATAGCCATACCTTTTTTGCTATATGGAAATTCTTTTCCGTTTACCATTGGCATATTATGCTCCTAGTTGATTAAGTACTGCTGCTGATTTTTTGTTTATATGTTTTGCTGGTGCCATCTTGCTAGAGTCATAAGGTTTACCCAGTATCTCACTAGCCTTCACTGCCTCTTGAATCTTCTTCATAGAAGTTCCAGCAGGCTGAATGCCTTGGGCTCTCGCCTCTTTGTAGGCATCCAATTCTTTGTTAAACGCTTTGTTTGGTATAGTCCTGCGACTATCCGCATCTCCTGCGTTCATCTGTATACTCAAACCCTTGCAACCAAAGCATCCTTCTACTGGCTCAGGGTGATGCTCCCAATGTTTCATACTGCTGTAAAGTTAGCCTCTGTGACACCAACATTGCCAGCAATGAGTGCTGCTTTGGTAGTATCATCTACTGTGTAATTATACCCACCACGGTACACAACAGGGTAATCACTTAAGTCTCCATCAACTGGATAACGAATCTGTTCGTATCCACCTGTAGGTTTTAAGGCTATGCTAATACCCCTGTTTAATTTATAGAAGTAAAACAACCTATGGTCCCCTGCTGGTCCTTCTTCAACTATTGGAGTTGTAAAGATGTATTCAGTCATAAGTCCTCCTAATGAACTCACCCCGAAGGGTAGGCTGTTCTAATATGCCTACCCGTCAGAGTCAATCAACTAGAGAGCAGCGATTGAAGAACCAGATTCAATACGATACAGTGCTTCTTCACGATAACGTGCAAAGCCGAGTACGCCGTACCAACCCATTGGGCGGAAGCGCATCAACTTATCGGTTACGTTTCCGATAACAATGTGTGGCTCTTCTGCAACAGCCTCAGCAAGTGCTTGCTGTCCGCAGAGGATAGTATCAAATACGCGTGTTACTGGAGTTACAGTTACAGTTGTTGTAGTAGTAACTGCAGCAGTGTTGGCTGTATCTACAGTGAATGTAGTGGTTGAGCCAGAAGTGCTGATTGCAGTAATCTTTGCACCTGATGCAATACCAGTTCCAGAAATCTTGTCGCCAACCTCAGCGCGTGATGCGATTACAGCAGAAGAAGCAACACCGAAGGTGAAGCCTGCTGATGTACCTGCAACGGTTACTGCGGTTGTGGCAAGAGCAGACTGGTCTGCGCCATCTTTAGCATTTGGCAAACGAGAAGACTCAACAAAGAATGCTCCTTCGTAATCGCCAATTTCTCCAGCCCATACGTTATTAACGGCTGGGTTTGTGTTGATGTGTGTGAAGTTCCAGCCTAGGTTTCCAGACTCTGCGCGCAGGTCGTGGGAAACTTCTGGGTGGATACCGCACCAGTAGTAAGAACCACGGCGAGCCTTGGCCTTATTAGCGCGGAGTTTAGCAACAGCCTTACGGATATCTGCTGAATCAATTGTTGCAGCAGCAGTAATTGTTGCAGTGCTTGTAGCGGTTGAACCGCTGTAGATTACGTTAGTTCCGCCGACAAGAGTTGTTGAAACAACCTTGTCAATAGAATCAGCAAGGTTGTATGCAATGATATTTGCAATTGCTGGGTCTACGTCTGCTAATGAGAATAACTCAAGAGCGCGGGTTACAAGAACAGCATTACCGTACTCGTTAAGAGTAATGGTTACTGATGTTGGGGTAGTAAGTGCAACTGCATCTGGGTCTGTTGTTTCAGTCAGAGTGCTTGTTGCTGCATCCAAGTCAACATAGCGCTGTAGCACTACGGTTGAGCCTGGGATTGCCTGGCGGGCAGGACGCTTATCTGCTACAGAACGAAGTAGTGGTTCTGAGCGGAGGGCGAATTCGAGAAGACGGTCATATGCCTTCTGTACTAAACCTGCGCCACCTACGGTGCCTCCGAGTGTTGCGGAGCCCGTTGATGTAAAGGCGTTAGCCATTTGTCACCTCCAAGTGACTAGATAATTAGGATTGGGTTTGCGAACGCAATAGAGAAAGGATTTCATCCTCGGATTGAGCATTTGCCAATCGCATCTCTAGGTCTTGCGCTCTATTTGGTGATGATGTACCCCTAGCGACATTATCCATTTGACGTAGATTCTGTATATCGTCTTGGTCGATTTCCTGCCTAGGTTGGACTTCAAATCCAAACACATCAGCATTCTGGTCGAGCCACGATGTAATTGCTTCTTCAGAAGCATCTAAATCAGTCGGTACGAATTTTGCCACTTTGGTGTTCACACCACGGGATGTAAGAAC